GCGGAAATGGCGAACATCGCAGCAGAGATCATCGAAGACGCGAAGGAGAACTACGTCCCGTACAAATACGGCGCCCTCTACGATTCCGGACGCTCAGACGAATACGACCCGAATAAGCGTCTCGACATCACGCAAATCGGCATGTGGTTCGGTGGGGCGTCAGACATCGGCATGGGCTCTAGCAGCCGAAAAGTCGGTCACGCCAAAGGCTCTGCAGAAGCAAGCGTTGCAGGTGCGCAGAGTGGACACATTATCGACCCGAGTGTCTACGCCCTCGAACAACACGAGAATCTCTCGTTCAGACATCCGGTGGTCGGACCAGTATCGAATCCGCAAGCGAAGTACTTGGAACGGCCTCTACTGAAAGCTACTCCGACCGTCATTCCTCGCCTGAAACAAGCAATCTTCGGATCTGCCTACGGCCCTGACTTCGGAGCGGATGACTAATGCTCCTTCCTGAACTCACCACCTGGGCTGCTACAAAGTCTCTTGGGACCGCTGGCACCGATCTCTTCTACGGCCCGATGCACGAAGAGTACCCAGACGCCGTCACAATCATCCAGGAGTACGGCGGGCTCGCGGACGAACCTTCTCTCGGGGATCCGAGCGGCCCCGGAACAAAGATCCGCTACGAGCAACCCTTCGTCCAGTTCCTTTTTCGGGGCGCTCGAGACGATTACGACGGTCCCCGAACCCGAGCCGAAGCCGGTCGCGTTGCCGTGATGACCATCCTCAACACGACGATGTCCGGTGTTCTCTACCTCGGTGCTGAAATCGTCCAACCACCCTTCCATATGATGACGGACGAAAACCAGCGGCACTACTTCGTCTTGAACGTCCACATCTTCAAGGAGCCGTCTTGAGAATCCTCTTTGTCTGGCCAGTTGCTCGAATGTCCATCTGGGACGTTGCAACGGGCCATCGCGCCGCTCTGGCCAAACGCATCGGTGAAGAAAACATCAAGGACTACTTCTTCGATCGCCGCGTCGCATACCACACTGACGCTCTTCCTCCGGAAATCCGCACGGAAAAGGCCCTCGTCAGTCGATTCGCGTCGGAGAGCGTTCTCGCGGAGGCCCTCTACTTCCATGCTGACCTCGTCTTCATCATCAGCGGCCTGAACTTCAGTCCGGACGCGCTCTGGCTGCTACGGCAAGCCCACATTCCAACGGCAGTCCTCTTCACGGAGTCTCCATACGAAGACGACTTCCAGGCGGAATGGGCATCAGCCAACCCCGATCTCCTTGTCTTCACGAATGACCAATACTCAGCAGACACGAGGGGCTGGACCTTCGTTCCACATGCACACAATCCGGAAGTTCATCGGCCGGACGGCGCCTCCAAAGACCTCTGCGATGTCCTCTACATCGGGACTGGCTGGCCCGAGCGGCAAGCCCTCCTCGAAAACATCGACTGGACGGGGATCGACCTCCGCCTTCACGGCATCTGGCCGGAGCTGACCCTCCAGAGTCCGCTCATCAAGTTCTATCGGCCTGGCATCATCAAGAACGAAGACGCCGCGGCGATGTACCGAGGAGCGAAGATCTGCTTGAACTTTCACAGGCACTCTGTGGTCGCCCAGAGCCTTGGCCCCCGCGTCTTCGAAGTAGCCGGCTGCGGAGCATTCCAGATCTCTGACAGCAGGCCAGATCTGGAAGAAACGTTCCTCGACAGCATTCCGACGTTCACCGATGCTCGCTCTCTCGAGAACAAGATCCGCCACTTTCTCGCGAACGATACTGAACGCTTCTACCACGCGAACCTCTCACACTTCTACGCCGCGTCCCAACGCTTCGAGGATCGGACGTCGATCCTCCTCAACGCGATGTCCGATCACATCAGTAAGAAGGAGACTGTCTAATGGCACACGCAATCCATGGCAAGTCAGCGATCATCTATGTCGGGTCGTCATCCGGCTCCGCGGCCTCACCCGTCGGCCAGCAAATCAGCTGGTCCATCGACTTCGACCAGGCCATCGTCGACTGCAGCCCGCTTGGCAACGACTGGAAGCAGTTCGTCAAGGGCATGCAGGGATGGTCCGGTACGTTCGCCGGCAACTTCGATCAGGGCAGCAAGCAACTATGGAATGCCTCGATCGATACGACGGGCTTCCAGAACTTCTACCTCTACCCGGTTGGCAGTGCCAACATGGGCGAGTACTACTACGGCACTTGCTGGGTGCAGCTCGGGAAGATCGCCGAAGGCAGCACGACGTCGAAGGCGAACACCAGCTGGAAGGCGACCGGCGACGGCACTTTGTACACCGCGCCGTAGGCCATGGCCGTGATCCTGGAAGGTCGGTCGGGGCGGATATACGTCGGCTACGCCATCGCAGCGGAGCTGGGAAGCTTCCGTCTCCGCAGCCAAACTGTTGTCCTCAACCAGAGGTCAGTGGATGGTGTTGCCCGTATCCTCTCGGCCGACCCTTTCTGGATTACGCAGCCGCCAACAAAAATCGAGTTCCACATCGGAAGCACTTCATATACATGGACCACACGGATCTCTCTCCAGCAGCATCCCGAGCAGCACTTCTTCGAGCTCTCTGCTGAGGGCGACCCCGAAATCACCGAACTAGGAGGACAGCGTGCCACGTGATCGTTTCTGCAACCTCGGAACGAAGAAGATCGAGCTCTCGGATGGCGACTGGGTTGAGGTGAAGACCGGGCTGACGGCCGGTGATCAGCGTAAGCAAGACTCTCTTGCCCTTTCCCCAGTCATGATCAACGGAGACGTCGTCGACCACCGTGACTGGTCCCTCTACGAATTCCTCCGCACGGATCTCTGGGTCGTCGCGTGGTCTCTGATCCGAAACGGCCAGCCCGTTCCGAAGACAGTTGCGGCCCTTCAGGCCCTCGAACCGGAAGAATTCGACGAGATCAACAACGCGGTCTACGCCCACATCAAGGAGTGGGCTGACGCAAAAAAAGCGAAGAGAGCCGCGGCGCAGACAGCCCAGCCCGGCAGCAGCGCCTCTCCGACATCAACGTAATGCGGTATATGGGGTGGGACTGGGATGCCCTGATGTCCGCCCCAGATACACTCGTCGACGAGATCATCAAGATGCTGAACCAGCAGGCGGAAGACGCAGAACTCAAGAGGCTGATGGATATCTAACATGCCAATTGATGCCGGCGAAGTTAATGCGTCGCTCCGTTTCACGATCATCCAGGGCGACCTCGTTGCCGCCCGAGACCGGCTAAAAGAGCTCTCTGAAGAATTCAGGGAGGCCGGTGGTGAAGCCACGAACGCCGGCCAGCGGATCCTGAACCAGATGATCCCCGCGCAGGAACAGGTTGACAACCTTCGTCGGTCTGCCGCCGAAGCCAAGATCAGCCTGAACCAGATCGACGAAGGCAGCGGACTCCAGAAACTCGAGAAAGACGCAGCTGGCGCGAACCAATCCGTCGCGGCTCTGGAAATGCTGGTCATCCGAATGGTCGAGCGAATGGCCCTCCTCTACGCGTTCAAAGAGACCTTCGCCTTCGTCAAGGGGCTCTACGATGGAGCCGAGCTCCTCGTCCAGATCAGCGACCGGACAGGCATCAGCATCGGCAAGCTCGAGCAGCTACAAGCAGCGGGCGAAGCCCTCGGGATTCCGTTCTCTAAGGTCTCAACCTACGTCGAAACCCTCCAGAAGAACCTCGAAGAGTTCAAGGGAGGAGACGCTCTCCACGAGCTTGGCCTAAACTTCGAGACCATCTTCTCGATGAATCCGGATGATCGAATCACCGCGATTGCGCGTGCGTTGACAGACATCCAATCGCCCGCAGAACGAGCGAAAATCGAGATCCAGCTTTTCGGCACCGACGCTATCGACCCGATGATCAGGAAACTGGCAGACGCTAACACCAGCCTGGGATCCTTCGACTCCTACCTCAGCGAGGGCACAGTTCGGACGCTTGCCCAGGCGAAAATAGCGTACAACGAAGCCGCTGCTGGTGCGTCAAACTGGGCGATGTCTCTTATTGCGGTCGGAATCCAAGGCGTCTCGCTCGCAGCGACTCCGTTCTTCGTGGCGATGCAAGGAGGCCTCTCCGGACTGAAAGAAATGGTCTCCGACACGAACAGCTGGGGCGGCGCTCTTAAAGCGACGATCACAGGAGGTCTTCCAGGCCTCTACGAGTACGAGAGAACAATCAACGCGATTGCTGCCGCCCAGAAGA